GATTGGTGGGAGTTTCCCCCCAAGACTTATGAGTTTTTTATGTATTTGTCTTCTGCTGGATTTGTAGAAAAAATTAAATCTCTTACTGGAATTAAAACTCTGTATCCTGATATTGGATTGCATGGAGCTGGTTGGCACATTCATGGTACAGGTGGTAAATTGAATGTGCATTTGGATTATTCTATACATCCAAAATTAAAACTTCAAAGAAAATTAAATTTAATCTTGTATCTAACTGAAGATTGGAATCCTGAGTGGGGTGGTGCTTTAGAATTTTGGACACAAGATACTAGAGTCAATAGACCAAAAGATAAAAGAGTTGCCATTGAAAATGTTTTTAATAGAGCAGTCTTATTTGACACAACTCAAAACTCTTGGCATGGATTTCCAGAACCACTAACTTGTCCTGAAGGTGTGTATAGAAAGAGTATTGCATTTTACTACCTTACAGATCCTCCTGAAGATGTTGAGAATAGGACAAGAGCTTTATACTCTCCCTACAAAGATCAAAGATACAATCCTGAAGTTTTAGAATTAATCAGAAAGAGATCATCATGAACAAGACCACTAAGATTGTAATGATTACAATGTTCAAGAATGAAGCTAAAAGCATTCGAAGAATGTTGGAATCATGCTATAAGTACATTGATTATTGGGTCTTTCAAGATAATGGATCTACTGATGGGACTCCAGAAATTGTAAAAGATTTTTTTGAAGAGCATCCTGTTCCTGGATTCATCTATCAATGTAAGGAAGGTTGGGTTGGTTTTGGTTGGAATAGAGACCACTTACTTCAAACATGTCTTGAAACTGATCATGGATGTGATTGGATCATGAAGATGGATTGTGATGAATATATGGAAGTAGATGATGACTTTGATTGGTCAGTTTTTAATGATACAGACATTCATAGTTTTCATGTTCCATCCATTGCTCCTGGAATTACTTACTATCGTGCTTGGATTTGGAATTCAAAGTTCCCTTGGAAGTTTAATCATGATTTAATACATGAGACTATTTCTCTAGAGCAAGATGGAATTGGTGAGAATTTTGAAAGAGTTAATCTTCCAATGTCATTTAGACATATTGGAACTAATGACGGTGAAAGTTATCAGACCCCAACAAAATATGTTACTGATGCTTTAAAGTTAGAAGAGCAAATGATAAGGGAGAATACTCTTCTCACTGATAAATATCATTTCTGGTATATTGGAAAGAGTTATTTTGATGCTCATTATTGTGAACATTTTCCTCTAAAGAAATCACAACAACAAGAATTTGCTAGGAGATCAATTTATTATTTTTATCAATATGTCTGTTTCTGCCATCCAAGATTTGATGCTACTGGAGAGGTTGAGTGTATAGATGAGTTCTCATACTTTGCATTATATTGTAGTGGAATTTTGCTAAAAGAACTTGGTCTTTTGGAAGATGCCATTGAAAACTTTAATTCTGCAGGAAAGTTTTGTTCAAGAAGGAATGAACATTTAGTTAGACTTGCTGAAATTTGTGGTGATCAAAAAGATTATATTTCCATGAATGAGATCTTAGATCATATCATGACTGAAGAAAGAAAGAATCCTTTCCCAGAGTATATGTTCTTGATTGATAATTCTTGTTATTATGATACTGGAAACTATCTAAATGAACTTAAACACGAAGCATTAACCAATATAGGATCATGAAATTTGTAACAACTAGCACTGCAAACAAGCAGTATAATAAAAAGATTTGGGTAGTTGAGAATTTTTATTCAGACCCATATGCTGTAAGGAATTATGCATTACAGCAACAATATGAAGATCAATCAGAATGGTATAAGGGAAGGAGAACTGTAGAGCAGCACTTTGTTCCTGGTACTAAGAGGGAGATTGAAAATATAATGGGACACAAAATTACAGAGTGGGAGTCCCATGGGATGTGTGGAAGATTTCAATTCTGCACCCCACAAGATTCTTTAGTGTATCATTGGGATGGACAGACTTGGGCTGGTATGGTATACTTAACACCACATGCCCCATATCAATGTGGTACTTCTTTTTACGCCCATGAAAGTGGAGTAAGAAATGAATCAGATCCTAATTCTGATGTAGCATTTACTGGTGGTTTTTATGATAGTACTAAATTTAAACAAGTAGATGTAGTTGGAAATATTTTCAACAGACTAATTTTATTTGATGCAAAACAAATTCATGCTGCATCAGAATACTTTGGACAAACCATAGAAGACTCAAGACTGTTCCACATTTTCTTTTTTGATTGATATGATTGATCACAAGTTTAGTATTATTACTCCAGAGCATAGTTCTAAGAACATGCCATTTCTTTTAGAGTTGTATGAAACCATTAGGGATCAAACATACTCTAATTGGGAATGGGTTTTGTATCTTAATGGTGACTGTAAACCACATCACATTCCTCAAGAGATTAAGGATGATGGGAGAGTTAGAATTCACACTGGCATTACAAATCCAAATGTAGGATTTATTAAGAACAAAGCTTTCTTTCTAGGTAGAGGTGATGTTCTTGTAGAAGTTGATCATGATGATCTTCTTACTTTAGATTGTCTTGAAGAACTTAACAAAGCTTTCCAAGATCCTGAAGTTGGTTTTGCATTTAGTGAAGAAGTTCAGTATGACATGAGGGGAGATCAATATAAGGTTCCCTGGAATCCTAATAATGGTTGGACCAATGAATGGGTAGAATTCAGAGGTGAAACTTTTATGAAAATTAATAGTTTCCCTGCAACTGCACAGAGTATTGGTATCATTTGGTATGCACCAGATCATGTAAGGGCATGGAGAACTAAGTTCTACCATGAGATTGGTGGTCATAATCCAGACCTGAATATTTGTGATGATCATGAGTTGGTGATTAGATCATATCTCAATACTAAGTTCCACTTTATTGATAAAATTCTATATTATTACAGGTGGCTTCCAGACAATAACAATACTCAGACACAGAGAATTGATAACATTCAAATTAAAACATTTGAATTGTTCCATCAGTATGGACAAGCTCTTGCAGAAAGAGATGCAGATCTTAAGGGTTTGATGAAAGTTGATATTGGTGGTGGATTATTTCCAAGACCTGGATACATAACCATTGATCAATGCGATGCTGACATCATCTGTGATTTGAATGATGGTATTCCTCTTGAGGATAATAGTGTTGGTGTAATCAATGCTAGTCATGTGTTAGAACACCTGAGAGATCCAGTTAAATCAATGAGAGAGATTCACAGAGTCCTCTGTGATGGTGGTTGGGCATTCATTGAAGTTCCCTCTACTGATGGTAGAGGTGCATGGCAAGATCCAACCCATGTAAGTTTTTGGAATCAAAATAGTTTCTGGTATTACACCAGAAGAGACAAAGCACAATTCATTAGAAACACTGACATTAGATTTCAAGAATTTAGACTTGAAACTAATTGGTGGGAAGACAATATTGCAGTAACAACTGCATGGTTATGTGCAATTAAATCTAACGAACGTAGACCACACCCTGTTAACATTTAAAACTATGACATTTACAATTTACAGTAGAAAAGGATGTCCTTATTGTGACAAAATTAAAACTATCCTAGGAGACTTAAGTGTAAGAAAAGGATTTCCTACACTATGCTATGAACTAGGAACTGATTTTACTAGAGAAGAATTTTATGAACAGTTTGGAAATGGATCTACATTTCCTCAAGTTGTAATGGGACAATTGAAACTTGGTGGATGTGTAGATACTGTTAAGTATCTTTCAGAAAATAAGTTACTGTAATGTTACCCATAAATAAACCAGAACCCTCTGGTATAAACAGGGGTCTTGAACTTATATTAAGAAGGAGGAAACCCAGAAAGAAAACTTTTTCATTCTGTTTTGATAAGGTGGTTTCCTTCCTGAAAAGAGAAGTGACCATCTCCTTAAATTTTTCCTTTGATGTAAGGAAGTCTCAGTAAAGGAGTAGGGCTATGATAGCAATTACACTTGTTTTTTCTGTAATGTTTGTTTTGATGTCATTAGTTGTTGGGAGTTTAGCAGGTTGGATTTATAGAGAACATACCTGGGCTCAACAAATTGCTAAGTTACATCCTGAAATGTATGATGAAGATGGAAATGTCATCCCTGATGAAATAATTGCCTTTAGATTTGAAGGTAATATGGAGGATGAAGAACCTGAAGATTAATTAAACTGGAGAGTTACCCATGAAATTGCCACCAGACCAACTGGTTTCTGAAGTTTTACAAAGAGTCTCTAATGCGAAAAATAGAGATGAAAAAATTACAATTTTAAGACATTATGATAGTCCTGCACTAAGGGCTATCTTGATTTGGAATTTTGATGAGAGAGTCAAATCAGATCTCCCATCTGGAGAAGTTCCATATACCCCTAATGATGCTCCAATTGGAACAGAACATTCTAAACTTCTTCATGAATGGAAAAAGTTTAATCATTTTGTTCAGGGTGTAACTCAGACTACAAGAATGAAAAAGGAAATGATGTTTGTTCAATTACTTGAAGCACTTCATTCTTCTGAGGCAGAGTTGCTATGTCATACAAAGGATAAAGTTCTACACAAAAAGTTTAAAATTACAAAAGCAGTCGTGAAGGATGCATTTCCTCAGATTGTGTTTCCTTGATCTATGAAGATTATTCATAAAGACTGTGATCCTACACTTGCAAATGATAAGACTTTACCCTATACTGCTTATCTAGTAGAATATCTACAAGATGGTATGACCCATTTTGATATTGTGGTCTCTCCAAAAAGGGTGGAAATCTTTGATTACTATTGGGATAATTATCGTCATGACTTTAAAAACATGACACAAACTGATGGAAGAGTTAACCCCAAGTTGTGGGGTCCACCTAAAAAACAAAAACAAAAGTAAATGATCCTACATTATGAACTACAAACCATACTCACCTGAATGGCATAGGTATCGCTATCTCAAAGAAGCAATCGATAAATACCTAGATGATGGTATTGATCCGACTTTTATTGTGGATGACATTCGTGACATCCTTCACATTCGGTCGGAAACAGCGTATGCTGAGTTTCAAAAGATCAACCAACTAGAACACTATCTATCGGAAGACTAATATGCTGTCTACTCAATACCGACTCAGACTAGAATTTATCTGCAAGTGTATTGTAAATGGTGAAGATGTAAAGTTAGAAGACATGATCTGGGCAGAGAAACTGGCAAAAGCCAACACAACTGCCAGAGAATGGTTAAAGAAAGCAAGAAGACAAGCAGCAAATCCAGACATGCAAGAAGGAAGCATGGATGATTTTATGAATAGGATGGGACTAGGAGACCCCGACCCATCCAATCACAGAACGGGGTTCAGTAGTGCTGATGAAATTGTAGATTGGTTTCAAAGAGATAAACCCGATGACTGGAGGCAACGTGACTAAGAGACAGTGGCAAGAAGTAGAAGCAATTGTTCGTAAATCTCAAGTAGAAGCATTACAGCATATGAACAATAAAAGGTATGATGAGTTGGGTGAAATTCTAAACAACCTTTACACACTAGCACACCCCCCAGAGTCATGACAGCAGTAATCTATTCAAATGGAAGTCAAGAATGTCAAAGAATGGCATCTCTCTTAAAGTCTCTTGGTGATGAGTTTCTTGAATACAAATTAGGACAACACTTTACTCAAAGGGGATTTGAAGAAGAGTTTGGTAAAGATGCTGAATATCCACAAATCAATATTGGATTTAAACATGTTGGTGGCATGAAAGAAACATTACAATATATGAAAAATAGTGGAGTTTTTGTATAATATTATACAGTTCTACTTGACTAAATAATATGTTCGGTCTATAATGACCATACGTTCATCCATATGTTAGCACTTCTGCTGGCACTCACCCTTGCCCATCATGATGATACCAATCCTTATGGTTGGCATATGTCTTGTGAAAGGTGGTTAAAGACTAGGACAGAAATCTTAGTAGATCCCAATCTGGACTATAGATCTAAAAGGAATCTAATAGGATATTTTAAGTCTAAAGTAGTTGGTGAGTGTGATGGAGTGTATACATAGGACGCAAGTAAGTCACGGAACGGAGCGTTCATCCCATGCTTGAGTTATTACTCTATGTAAACATGACTTGCCAGGATGCTGAAACTCTTATGTTGAGAATCAGCAAAAATAGTTCAGAATTACCACCAAAGGTAGTTGTAGAACTGGTAGAAACCGTAAGGGAATCTACACCTCAATGTCACTGGGACGCAAATGACTGAAGGAACGGGAGATTTAAAACTCACCCTAGTATTTCAGGAGTAAACCAATGAACACACTTACTTTAATCAAGAAGCAGATCAACAAAGCATCTGCTCTTCATGATGCACAAATTCTTCACACTGCTTATCGTGGTGTTGAGTATGATGTACATTGTGATCTTGATACAACAAATCCTCACGGTACTTTCTGCTATCGTGGTCGCACCTATACCAAGTGAGGTAATATGAGGATCAAACTGGAGATTGACTATGATCTTCCAGAGTATGATCCAACAATCCATGATCCTGATAGAACCTATGCTTTCTTGACATATCGTGGAGTAAGTTATGCTAAATGGGTTATGCTAAAATCCAAAGGCATACTCAGTTGGAAATTGACTAAATGAGGAAGGGGTTGACACCCCTTCTTTTTTTATGTAGAATTTAGTATCTTTGTTTTGAATATGGAAAAAGAAAGACTTAAACTTATTGTTAAAAACTTAGAGCTTTTAGTAGAAAGTTTAAAGGCAGAAGTTTATTCAGATACAGAGTCTTACACTGCACATGGAGAACATGAAAGGATAACTCCATTTGTAAGTGACTATGACGAATCTTTTGATGATGATGGATACCCAGATTAGTGACTAGAGAACAGAGAAAAGATTCTAGGAATTATAAATTTGGTGGATTCTCAGTCACATCAACAAATCTGCTTCTTTTGATTAGTGAGCTTGAGGGTTCATATCAACACCTTAAGTACATGGGATTTAAAGAAGATATGGAAACCCTTGAAGAAATTAAGGGAAGGTATTACAAACTTTACTTCAAGAAATCAAAAGAAGAAAAATCAAATGGACTTTAAAAATACTGTGAGAATGTCAAAGGTTGCTCTTAAACAACCATGGTTGTATAATGAACAAGAACTCAGATACATGAGGAAGGCAAAGAAACTTGCCCAAAAAGCACTTAAATTCAAACACATGAAAGGAGAAGAGAATGAAGGTTAAACTGATTACAGTTACCCCAGATGCAGAACAGACAATGGGTTATGTTGCTCGTGTAAGCAACCCTGCAAATCAAGAGAACCCTAATGTTGCTGGACTTCTCAAGTACTGTGTGAAGCATCAGCATTGGTCTGTGTTTGAACAGTCATTTATGACCCTTGAGATTGAGACTACCAGGGGACTGGCAGCTCAGATACTGCGCCATAGGTCCTTCACATATCAAGAGTTTTCACAACGCTATGCAGATTCATCTCTGCTAGGAGATACAATTCCTTTGCCTGCTTTGCGTCGTCAAGACACTAAGAATCGTCAGAACAGCATTGATGACCTGGATCCCTTTGAGCAACAGATCTTAGAGAAACAGATGCAGACTCTGTTTGATTCTTCTATGGCATTGTATAAACAGATGCTTGATCGTGGAGTGGCAAAGGAGTGTGCTCGTTTTGTGCTTCCTTTGGCAACACCAACCAGACTCTACATGTCAGGATCATGCAGATCATGGATCCATTACATCTCTCTGAGGTCTGCTAATGGTACTCAGAAAGAGCACATGGATATTGCACAAGAATGTAAGAAGATTTTTGTAGAGCAATTTCCAACAGTTGCTGAAGCACTTGACTGGTCAGAATAAATAATCTTATACCCATTTTAAATTATGCCTACATACCCTGTTATAAACAAAGTTACTGGTGAACAAAAAGAGATAGCACTAAGTGTGAATGAATGGGAAAAATGGAAAGAAGACAATCCAGAATGGCAAAGAGATTGGTCTGATCCCTCTACATGTCCTTCCCCTGGAGAGGTTGGGGACTGGAGAAATAAACTCGTCTCTAAAAATCCTGGATGGAATGACGTCCTTGCGAAAGCATCAAAAGCCCCTGGTTCTAAAGTAAAAAAAATCTAGCATGGCAAGAAAAAAAAGAAGCAATGAAAATCAGCCAATTGGAATTGGCATGACTGTGAAACAAATGAAGAGAAGGAAACCAGTCAACACTGATTTCCTTTTAGATATCACTCCTGCTTCTGATAATCAAAAGAAATTTTTTGATGCATACCAATCAGATAAACATCTATTTGTATATGGGTGTGCAGGAACAGGAAAAACTTTTATTGCATTGTATAATGCATTGAAAGAAGTTCTTAATGAAATCACTCCTTATCAGAAGATTGTGATTGTAAGATCTCTTGTCTCTACTAGAGAGATTGGTTTTCTTCCTGGAGATCATGATGATAAGTCTGCTCTGTATCAGATTCCATACAAGAACATGGTTAAGTACATGTTTGAGATGCCTACAGATTCAGACTTTGAAATGTTGTATGGTAATTTGAAGAGTCAAGAGACTATTACTTTCTGGTCAACTTCTTTTATTAGAGGAACAACCCTTGATAATTCAATTATTATTGTTGATGAATGTCAAAACTTGAATTTTCATGAACTTGATAGTATAATTACAAGGGTTGGAGACAATTCTAGAATTGTCTTCTGTGGTGATGCAAGACAATCAGACCTTACAAAAACAAATGAAAGAAATGGAATCCTAGATTTCATGAAGATCATTGAGAGGATGCCTGAATTTGAGACTATTGAATTTGGTGTTGATGATATTGTAAGATCTGGTCTTGTTAAGTCTTACATTGTTAATAAAATGGCAGCAGGTTTTTAATGTTTAATCATGTTGATATTAGTCTCCCTCAATTAAGTAGGGAGACTATTGATGGTGTAAGATACTATAAAGTTCCTGATGGAGATGAGTTGGTAAAACTTGTCTCCATTACTTCTGTCACTAGTCACCACAATAAACACATCTTTGAAGAGTGGAGACG